TTTTAGTGGAAGCTATTGCATCTACTGCTGTTTTAGCTCTTTCTGCTTCATCAGCTACTTTAGCTGCTTCTGCTGCATCATCATCTGCTTCATTTAAACCATAAAAATCCATATAGTTAGCTGATGTGAATCCTCCACCTGTTACTAAACCACCTGCGATTGCGATTTCATTAACTAGTTTTTTGTTTTCTTTTAATTTATTTTGATCATCCATCATAGTAGCCTGAACAAATGCTCTAACATTTTTTTCATCTTTAAATGGATCTTCAAATTCAAATTGATCTTCTTTTGACCATCTAACAGCTAAGTCCATTAAATTATCTTGATTTAAATCATTAAATTCTTTCTTGGTTGTTTTTTTAACCCAATTTATAAATTGATTTCTTGATGAACTGTTAGAAGACTCAAAATATTCTTTATTTTCGTTTACAACATATTTAAATTTTGATTCGCCTTCTACTTTCCCGTATCCGCTTGATTTGTATTCACCTTTTGGTTCTTTAGGAACACCTAGTGAAACATTATCTTCTGTGTATCCTACTTCAACACCAAATTGACCGTTTTTAGTATAGTATATTGGGTCTTTAGCTAAGTTTTTGAATACTATGTCTTTAATTTCGTCTATTGTTTTGTCAGCATTTTTTTCCTGCTTCATTTCAAAATAGTATCCCATTTGAATTTGACCGAAGATCATGTTGTTTGGATCTTTTTTGTCTGCTGTATCATAATTTTTAGAAGCGTCTTCTTCTACTTCTTTGGTTACTTTTTTCTCTTCAGCTTTAGCTTCAGCTTCAGCTAAGAAATTTGCGAATGCGGTTTCATATCCTTCTTTTTTTCTTTCAACCATATTGTTGATTGGTTTTAAATCAACGTAGTTTTCAGATATGATATTCTTTTGTTTAAGGATAGTTGTAGCTTCTTTAAACGTAGATGAGTTAGTTAATAAATTAGGATATTTAGCCTTTGCTTCCTTAAGAAAAACACCTTTGTGTCCTTTGTCTTCTTTTATTAATCTGTATTGTTCGGTTAATGTTTTCATTCTGGGTTATTTGTTAATTTTGCTTCAATTTCTTCTAATAGTTCAAATATGTAATCGGTTGAATATACTACTGCATATGAACCTGGGTTTTCATTGTAATATTGTGCCGTTTCATTTTTAGCATTAGATATAAGTTTGGATATATTGTTAAATCTTTCTTCTACTTCATCAAATGCAGCAATTCTTTTTGCTTGAAATTCATTACGATCCGTTTTTTCAAATAATTGTTTTACTTCTAATCCTGATCCTTTAACCTTTTTAGGGACTAATTTGTATCCGTATTGGCTAGTGTAAATGTTTTTTTTCTTTTTACCAAATGCGTTTGGTGTTAAATATCCTATACCTTCACCTTCTTCAACTTCTTTACCTTTAGATAAATCTTTTGTTTTATCTACTAGTATATTTGAGTCTGATAGAAATTTAATAATTTTTTCTAATTTAGTATCGTCTGGGTTTTTATCAGCTATAAATTGTAAGTAATCTAAATCACCTTGATCTAAACCATGACCTTCATTAACTGATTCTTTTAATCTTGATACACGCTCATATTCTTTTGGATAATTTTTTCTAACGTGTGTTCTGAATGCATTGAATAGTTTAGCTATGTCTTCTGCAAATCCATCTATTACTACATCGTCTTTAGCTTTACCTTCTTTTTCCAAATCACTTAAAAAATCGTTTGCTTTTGATAGTGCTTTGTATACTGATGAAAAGTCAGCTGCATCTACTATGTCCCATTCGATTCTGCCTGTAGCATCATCTATAGCGGAAACAGTTGATTTTTTACCTCCTCTGATTTCAGTATCACCTACTTCTATTTCTTTAAGCTTGAACCTGTACATCCTTTAATTCTTGTATTAAATCGTAATATTGTAATAAGTTAGTTAAATCGTCATCTTTAACTTTAGATGTTTTATCTATTGTAGGAAGCATTTTAATTACTTCTGTGATTTTAATTTTAGTAACTTTATCTGTAACAGCATTGCCTAGTTCAGCTAGTGATTCTTTGATTTCGTTTACTTTAGTATTGTGAAATTCTCTTAATCTAGGAGTGTTGTCTATTGATGTGATGAGTTCTTTAAGTATTTCTTTTTGTTCTTCTAGTAATGTATCGTATTTACTATTAAACTTTTCAAGTAGTACTTTGTATGTTAATGTTCTTAAACCTTTATCGTATGTTTGAAACTCATCTATAACAGTTTCTTTAGTTTCATTTGCTATTGATTTCTCAGATAAATGTTCTAGAATGGTAATTTTATTATTTATTTCTAATTCAGGGTTAGAAAATTCTTTATTTGCTTTGATTTCAGTTAGCATGTAAAGAGCTGCTTGTGTTTTATAATTTGGAAGCTTGTGTTTGAAAAATTTTGTTAAATCGTAGTGTTTTTTAATTTCACTGATTAAATTATATTTTTGTCTTTTTAAAGCACTTCTATTTAAATTTAAAGACGTTTCTAATAATGAATTTAATATTAGATTGGCTTTTGCTTCTGTAACACTAGTGTGTTTGGATAATTGTTCGTATAACTTGTATTCCCTGCCTAATTCTGTTTTAACAAAATATTCTTTTAAAATTTTTCTAGCTGGTGAGTCAATGCCGTCTAAAGTATCAGCAGTGATTTGTCTTACTAATAATTCAAAAAGAATACCAGAATTTTTGTACTTTGAATGTTTAATGTTCATTCCGTGTAATTTGGTTTATTTATAAATATATAAAAATATTCTACTATTTCAATTGATTTTCATCTAATAGATCATTTCCCTTTTTCTCTTGTTCAAATACAAGCTGTTTTCCAGTTCTTTGTGGTCCAGGTACTTTTTTAAGCATCTCTCTTTGTTCCATTGCTAATGGAGAACCACCTTTAAACTTAGGTCTTAATCTACTAGATTCATTATCGTCATTTTTCATACCTTTTCTACCTAGTGGGTCTTTTCCAAATGCATTTTCTTGTTTACCTCGATCGGTATTGGATTCTTTTGGTCTACCTAATGGATTTTTTTCATCATATCCATCTGGTACATTAGCTGGGTCTGATTGTGTTCTGCCCATTCCATATAGTGAAGCTAAATCGTGAGGCGTACCATATGATTTACCTGTTTCTAATGGATCATTACCTTCTGCTTCTATTTGTGCTAATCTAAAGTTACGTTTAGTATCTTGTTGTACTAAATCTCTATATTCATCGTATTCATCTGCACTGAAATGGAATATGTTTTCATATATCCAATCTGAAGGTACTAATTTACTGTCTAACATTGATTGTGCTAATGTCATTTTTTCAGTCATTAATGCTATTCTCTCTTGATCGTATATGATTGATGGTGTGGTTAAACTTAAATCAAAATTAGTTAAATTTTCATCAGTGTAACCTTGAGTATATAAATGCACTAATGCTATTTTTTGTAGTTCAGATACTAGTATTCTTTGTATTCTTTCTATTGTACGAGCAAATCTAATATCTTGTGCTGCTAATGTGGCTTTACCTTCAACATCACCTTCATATCCAATAAATGCTTTAGGTACTTTAAGGGCTGCAAATAATTTATCTCTTAAATATTCTACATCTGCTATACCATCATATGCTAATCCAGGTGTAGTGTCTATTTTAGTAGCTGTGTCATTACCTCTAATTGGAATATAAAAATCTTCAAGCATGTTTTGCATGTTGTATTTTAAGTTATATTCACCAGTTTTTTCATCCATATATGGAGTACGTTTCATTTTAGAAACTGTTTTTTGCATGAAGTTTTCTACTTCTGCAGGTGGGATGTTTCCTACGTTGATGTAAAATACACGTTTCTCAGGCGCTCTTACTATTCTATGTATCAACATTGCGTCTTCCATTAAAACGTACTGTTTAAACAATTTACGTGCTGGTTCTATATATGATCTACCATAAGGTAAGAAATTAGTATCAGTAAGTAATCTAAAATGTGCTACCTCGTAATTATCAAATATAATTGAATTTTGGTTTATATCATTAGCATTTGGAACATTGTAATATCCATAACCTCCTGCTGATATTCCATTTGGATCAAATGCATATTGTATGTCAGATGGGTTATCTGGATCTTGCCCTTCTAATCTTTCTATGTGGAATGCATTGTAAGGTATAACATTGTATACACCAAATTTTTCTGATATTTCTAGTTTAAGGAAAAAATCTCCGTATTTACACATATTTCTAACCCAAGGCCATAGGTTAAATTCTATGTTTAGTACATCGTAAAATAAATTGTATAGTATTTTTTGAATATTTTCATCAGATGAACGTATAGATAGTACTTCACCCATGTCATTTTTAAGTGTAGATTCATCTGCTATAACATCAAGTGCAGAAGCTATAATAGCATCTGTATCCATTGAATCATATTCAGAATACAGTTGTGGTCTTAATGTTTGATAATTAAAGTTACTTTGATAACCATATAATGAAGTAGGTGATGTAGAATATAATCGATTAAATCGGTCTACTAGTGAATTATTTTCATATTCTCCAGATTGTTGGATTTTATTTATATCCATAACCTTAAGCTGGTTACCACCTTCGTTTCTAATTACTACGTCTGTTGCGAATAATCTTTTTAGTCTTGAAAATAATCTTTTATCTGCCATGATGTGTATATCGTATAAATATTATAAAAGCCAACG